ACAGGCATGGAGAGGCCAATACTATGACCTCTGGCAAGAATACCAGGCGTTAGCAACTAAAAAGGAACGAGATGCTTTTGTGGAAGCTCATCCCGAACTTACGAAAGAATGGCGTAAGGAGTGGAGGAGTGCTAACCCTCAGCAAGATGCTATGTTAGCTTTCTGGGGCTTCCCGGGCAGGTTACAGACCAGAGAAGCCTATGATCAGGTTATCAAATTAGCTAAAGACTACAATGTTCCCTCAGAGCATCTGACAGCTTGGCTACCACCTGAAGAGCTTGCCAACGACTATTTCGGCCACTTAGAGCTATCGGATGAGTTCGGCTCTAACTCTGCTGAGGTTAAGTTATTCAGGCTGGAGCATCCTGACTTTAATAAGTGGGGAACAGATGCTTATGGCTGGAAGGAATCAGCCTTAAAGGATGAAAATGTTGATGTCCTGAGAATACAGGTTAAGCATGGAAACCTATTTGACCAATATGCTGCCTTCGGCGATGACGACTCGCCACAATATATCGCCGATGATGATGCAAGAGCTATGGCAAGGACTGAATTTCTAAACACTCATCCAGACTTTAGAGATGACAGAAACAGACTTGAGGTATTCCAGTCTGGTGGGAGTACCGAACTAGCCGAGCTCAACGTGGAATATGGGAAGATTGCAGAGGAGTTTGGCTCTAACACTGCTGAAGCTAAGCTCTGGCGATTAGAGCATCCTGACTTCACTAATTGGGCGATGGAGAATTGGGACTGGGAAGGCACTGAAGAATATAAGGGTACGGAGTATTACCAGATTCAAGTCAAATGGCGCTCTAATGAGGCTGAGTATGCCTTACTGGACACCAGCGAGCAAAGAGACATATACCTAGCAGCACACCCTGATTTCAGGGATGACAGAAACAGGCTTAAAGCTATGGATGCGGACTTCCCAGAGAACTTAATTGAGGACTGGGTAGGATGGTATGCAGAAAGCCGAAGCGGTTACGAAGATGACTGGTGGCTCATGGAGCATCCTGAGTTTTACAAGGCAATGATGACTTCGGGGATATGGACACAAGAGAGAGACTTTTCTAAAGTGCCAACCAGGGAAGTCAATGCACTCTATCAAACCTATTTAGGTTTACCTTCAGGGAATCCCCGGTTAGACTTCAGAGCGAAGCATCCTGAATTAGATGCCTGGCTGGTTCTTGCCTTTGGCTATAAACCTATTAAGGGAAGAGGCGAGGCAGGAGCAGAGCCTACACCCTGGGAAGAGGCTGCGCAAGTAGCACATTTTCAGGAATTATTTAAGTAAAGGTCGAAGGTAGCTACCGCCATTAAAGGTAGCAAACAGAAGCCCGTTAATTCGGGCATTTTCTATTTAAGGAGGCTAAATGGACAAAATCGAAGAAACCCAAGAGGATTCCCCCCAAAATAAAGGGAAGGCTCCCGAGGGTAGCGAAGAGACTACTCCAAAAAAAGAAGCCAAGACTTACACAGAAGAGGAACATCAGAAGGCACTGCAAGCTGACCGCATTAAGCGGGGTAGGGATGATAAATCGCTAACCAATAGGGAAGCTAATGTCAAAGCCAGAGAGGATGCTACTAAAGCAGCACAGGAAAAAAGAGATGCAGCCGAACTAGAGGAAGTGAGGAACGACCCTGACAAGCTGGCAGTTTACCGGTCCCAGCAGGCAGAGAGGGAACGAACAAAGAAACAAGATGAGCGAGAGGCTGACCTTAACAAGAGGGAAGCTGAACATGAAGCAGAAATCACGTCTGCCAGAGAAGCCCAGAAGGAAATTACCATCTGGCAAGTTGCTACCGCCAAGAAAGTTGACCCGATGAGGCTTAAAACCCTCAGCGAGAAGTTCAACATCGAAGGTAAGGAGAAACTTGAGGAACTGGCAGACGAAATCGCTTCTGAGAAGCCTGCAACAGAGGGACTTAAAACCGACTCTGGCGTAACGAAGGGTGGACCAACTTTGCCCGAATCAGCCAAAGGAAAAATAAAGGCTGGTTGGGAAGAAGTACACAAATAAGTAAAGGAGGTCAAAGATGGCCATAGTTGGACACTTTGAAAATCTAGTCGAAGCACAGAAACTCGTTCAGTCCAAGCTACTTGCTGGTGTTGTCCAGGAGGTTATTGAGGAGGGGCAACTTTTACCCCTGTTACCCGTTATGACTATAGATTCCAAGACTGTCAAATATAACAGGGAGAGTACCCTGCCCTCAGCAGCTTTTTACGACATACATGAGCAGATACCCTGGACGGCTGACACGAATTATACAACCCAGAAGGAAGCAACCTTGAAGAGAGTGGTACGGCAGGATGTTCTGGATAAATTCATGCTTGACACCTACAAGGACCCGAATGACTACCGAACCATAATCCTGAGTGAGCTTCGCAAGGGCTGTATGAGGACCATAGAAGACAAGTTAATTTTTGGCGACGTTGACAACGATGCTGCGGAATTCGATGGCATAAGTCATCTATTCGATACTGATGCGGCCGGGGCCGAAGCCTTTACTTCGGCAACTAACCTTCAGATGTACGATATGGGCGGTGCTGCTGCCCCATTGAGCATCGGAGTTCTGCGACAACTTCTTGATGCCGTCAGACCGAAAGCTGACATTCTATTGATGAGCCGGACTATGCGGAATACTCTGAGTGCTGCTGCCTTTGAGAAAGGTATTGTTCTCGCTAACGCTCAACCTGTCGGTACTATCACTTACGGCCAGGACCAATTTGGGAAGAGGGTTGAATACTTCGATGGTACCCGTATCCTGGTTTCCGATTATATGGTAAACGAGGACGACAATACTGGCGACAAGGACGATGGCGATGATAGTGGTGTATGTAGCATTTACGCTATCCGATTCGGTCAAATCATGGATGGCGGGCTTTGTCTTTGTACTGGAGGCTCTACCGGCGGAGTTGACTTCTTCAAGATGACCGAGCTGGAAGCCCTTGAGGACTATGATGCCAGTGGTATCAGGCTAACTGCCTACTGCTGCCTGGCACTTGGTAGCTCAAAGGCCCTGGGACGCGTCACCAGCATTGACGAAGACGGCGCAATCGTGGCTTAACCCTGAGCCTTATCAGGTTTAGTAAGGCTTCAGGGGGTGAGCCTTAAAGAAAATCACCCCCCAAATAAATTAAGGAGAATAAAAAAAATGGGCGACATAATAATTAACCATGACGTAAGAGTCGTAAATGGCAGAACTATCTATATGCCGGCTTATGTTGACAATCAAGATGGGTGGGGAAACCTCGCATTACCTAACCTTTCGGTGGCTGACTCAGTGCAGAAATACCCGCTCGGCGCCAAGTATGTTGATGGAGACAGGGTGTTCAAATACGCCAAGTTTATGGGAACTATGAACCCGGACTTGGGTGCTAAGGATACCCAGCCGCAAGCAGTCGCTTATGCTACTATTGCGGCCAATGCCGATCAATATGCCACAAGAGTCGTGATTGATGTGGCGGCTACCGATGGACGGGCAGGCAATGGAGCTATCGGTGCCGATGAACTTGCTGGCGGATACATACTTATCTTTGATGCGAGTTCTAAGGCTATCAGCAGGCAGATTAAGTCCAATACAGCGACTACCGGGGCCGGCGAAATGACCATAGATGTCACAGGCGGCAGTAGGAAGCGGTAGCAATAACAAGCTCTGTATCTTCAGGCATGACGGCTCTATTGACGAACTTGACTATACCGATGACTATAACAACAAGGGTCAGATAGCCGGTTTCGTTATGACTCATGCCCAGGGTGGAACTCAGGGCGCTCCATTTATCTGGTTGAAAATCACATAAGGCTGAGCAATGCCTATCTATGAGTATTATTGCTCACAATGCAACCTCAGATTTGAGGTACTGAAGGGCATGGAGGAGAGAGCATCAAATCCGTGCCCTTCCTGTACTCAAGAAGTCAAAAGGCTCTATTCCACATTCTCTTTTAATTTCTTTAATCCGTTTACTGCCGATGGAGAGGGTTTTACCTCAAAAATAGTAAGTAATGAGAAGTATAGAGAGATGAATCGAGCAATCAGAGAGAGGTGAACTATGCACATAATCAAAGCAAACCATGAAGATGACGGCGAGGTAGTGATTATTGATTGCTACTACGACACTCAAAACCAAAATGAAAAACTTGTTTATTACACCGCCGATGGAGAAATAAAAACATCTACTAAGAGCAAGTTTACAGTCATAGAAAAGGCTCTGTAGGAGGGAATATGATTAAGTCAGATTGGAAATCCTGTGTCCTGGCTAAAGATGGACAGACAAGTGCTGAATGTAATCTTGGCCAGCCGTATAGGGTTATTATCATTGAAGTTCCAACTGTTGATACTGCTACCCTGACAATAAAAACGGCAAGAGCATCCGGCGGGACCTTCAGGGATTTATACCTTACTGACCCGGCAGATGGCGGGAATAATAAAATAATTTCTGCTAGTGGTACCGGCGGTTTTATCTGGGTTGTAGAAGCTGGGGCAATCCAATACATCAAAATCTACGCCAGTGCTGCCCAGACTACGGCTGCCGTAACCTTTTATATCAGGGGTGCAGAATAAGGGGGGGAGTATGCCCGTAAATGAAAATCAACAGACACTTGCCTGCATCGCTCTTGCTATAAAAAGAGGGGAAACCCCCAGGTCTTACAGTACGGGGGCAGCGGAGATGGCCGACTCAATGAGTGAGGAAAAACTAGAAGAGTGGTGCAAGGGACCGATTAAAAAGGAGTAACATGAGCAAAACACGCTCTGCAATAAGAGAAACAGCACGACAACTGCTCCGCGATGAGATTGAAGATAGCGAAAACCCCGATTTTGCCGATGACGAGCTGGACTTGCATATTAACGAGTGCCTTATAGAAATCTCCCAAAGGCGACCCTATGAGGTAAAGGAAACTTTAACCACCTGTAACAGGTCAGGTAAAGCGACAGCAACCTCAGCCAGCCATCTTGTTGACACGACAAACTCTCAATTCGTGGCTGGAGATGTTGGCAAGACAGTCTATAACTCGACAGACAAGACTACGGCTAAGGTAACTGCTTATACTTCAAGCTCAGACATTACCCTTGATACCGACATTATGGTAAGTGGGGAATCCTATTACATATTTAATTATGGCGGTGCAAGTGGCAGAGACCTCGATATATCTTCGATAACCGACTTAATCGAGGTAGAAAAAGGTGAGTATAAAACAAGGCAGAACCCACAGAACTTCAGGAATGTCAAGGTGTTTGGAGATGTACTAACGCTAGACATTGACTCCGAACCCAACGATGATGAAGAGGTTTTCCTTTACTGTCATAAGGTTCATTCCTTGACCGAATCGGCATCTTCGCTGAGCCCGGACTTGGAGAAAGTTTTAATAGAGGGTGTTGTGGCTAAGGCTGCCCAAGCCTGGTGTGCCGAACAAATGAGAAAGGACATAGTAGCTGGCTCTGTCAAGCTACATCAGAACTGGGCAGACAAGCAATTTGTTATTCACCGGAATAGTCTGAATTCGATTACTAAGCAACGAGTATGGGAGTTCTACTCTTCATACTAAAAGAGGTAAACGATGCCTATAGACAGAATAGACGGAGAAATAATTTTTGACATTGACTATAACTCCATTGAACAGGCGTTAAAATGCACCGGCTGGGAATCTGGCTGGGCTACGACTGGCAATGGATCAACATTAAGCGTTGATGTAGCGTTAGGGGAAGGGGCAGCCGAAGGTGTAGTTAAAACCACAGGTGGGTCAACCAATGTGGCTCTGACTGCTGCCGATGCCACGAATCCCCGGAAGGACATAATTATCTACGATACATCGGAGTCTGCTTTTGCAAAGGTTGATGGCACGGCTGCCGTTGTTAGTCCTGTAGGGGAAACTAACCCACGCAAAATGACGGCACCGGCTCCACCCGATTTACCTGCCAGTAACGATATTTTAATCGCAATGGTCTATGTTCCTGCCGGGGTTACACTAGGCTCGGAGTGTACGATAATTGATAAAAGGGTTAAATTACCGACAGGTCCAAGCGGGCCGTCAGG